GATAAGAAACATGTACTATTTGCTGATTACTTCGGGTTTGATATATTTAAGCCTGCTAAAAGTAATACTATGGAACCCACTATACATATACTTAAAACAGGTATTCCTCTCAAGCTTAACGTACCTTGGGTTCAGAAAATAAATGCGCTACTCTATGACGAAGATTATCAGCTTTTAATAGCCGGTATAGCTGCAAGTAAAATTAGAGCAGGATACAAAGTATTAATAGTAGCAGATAGAACAGAATTCTTAGAAAATGTCAATAAACTACTTGCAGGATATAACTCGTTGTTAGTAACTGGAGCATCTGATACAGATGACAGAGAATTTGCAAAATCTGCTATTAATAGTGGTGATGCAGACTGCATTTGTGGAAGTAGACAAATATTTGCAGAAGGCATATCAGTAAATGCGCTAAGCTGCTTAATATTACCAGTACCTATTAATAATGATAGTTTATTAGAACAGTTAATTGGTCGTGTAATGCGTATCTATGATGGTAAAAAAGACCCAATAGTAGTAGACTTACATTTTGCTGGATATACTGATAAAAAGCAAAACAACTCTAGACTAGCATTATATATGAACAAAGGTTGGGAAATAAAATATGTATAGCAGAAGAAAAAATGGTTTGCTTAAGGGTTGCGAAATTTAGCCTTGACAGTCTTATCAAATTAGCGTATAATAGTATCTTAAGTCGAGAAATTAATTAAAATGTTATTCTTTAATTTAGCACAGCTTCAACTAGCAGCAAAAGGTAATAGCAGTATATTAGTAAAAGAACTAGAACGATACTATTTATATAGAAATAAAAAACTTAATGGTTATTACCTACCCAAGTATTCTCTATATGGTGGCACTAGTTTTTTACTAAACCCAGCAGAGTTATTTAACGATAATAGTGTATTGGATGTATATAAAGCCCAATATATAATTTTAGCAGGAAAAAGAGATTTAAATATCTATAAAGAGTATAAAGTAGTTACATTAGATTTATCATTCTTCCCAGACTTAAAGGTTGAGAAAATAAAAAATAACCCACTACTAAATATAACACAACAACACATTAAATTCAAATATGAATAAAGGAATAAACAAATGGCATTAGCTTTCGGTTCTACAAATGGTAAGGCAGTTCGTAACGCAGTAGACTCATTCGTGTATAAAGATGGTGAGAATACAGTACGTTTAATTGGTGGTGTACTACCACGCTACGTATACTGGGTAAAGGGTACAAATAATAAAGATATTCCTATTGAATGTTTATCTTTTGACCGTGAAAAAGAAAAATTCACTAATGCTGAAACAGACCATGTACCTCAGTATTTCCCAGACGTTAAGTGCTCATGGTCTTACTCAATTAATTGTATCGACCCTATAGATGGTAAAGTTAAAGTTCTTAATCTTAAAAAGAAACTATTTGAGCAAGTTCTTAGTGCAGCAGAAGACTTAGGCGACCCTACTGATTTAGATAAAGGTTGGGATGTAGTATTTAAACGTGCTAAAACAGGCCCACTGCCTTTCAATGTAGAATATACACTATCAGTATTGCGTTGTAAAGTACGTGCTTTAACAGCAGAAGAAAGAACAGCAGTTAAAGAAGCTAAAGATATTGATGAACTATATCCACGCACAACCCCTGCAGAAGTGAAAATCTTATTAGAGCGTATTACCTCTGCTGCCGCTGATGAAGAAGCTGATACAAGTGTTGCTAAAGTTTCAGAACAAGAAGCTATTAAAGACCTATAAATATCAATAAAGCCCTCTCTAGTCAGAGGGCTTTTTTCATCATAAGGAACTTATGAAAATTAATACTACTAAAGAACATACATTAACCTATAGTAGGTTAAAAGAAGTATTAGAATATCATGAAGATACTGGAATATTTATTTGGATATCTAAAGTTAGTAATAGAACTATATTAGGTGGTGAGGCTGGAAGTATATGTTCCTCTACTGGATACCGCAGAATACAGATTGATGGTAAAAGGTATCAAGCACATAGACTTGCATGGTACTATATATTCGAAGAGTGGCCTACAAGTATTTTAGACCATATTAATACTAATAAAATAGATAATAGAATAGATAATTTACGATTATCTACAGAATCAAATAATCAGCATAATAAGCCTAGTTATACTAATACTTCTGGATTTAAGGGTATTTCCGTAAGAAAAGATGGGAAATTAATAGCCTCTTTTGAACACGAAAATAAAAACTATTATTTAGGAATATTTGATAATATAGAAGAAGCTATTACTAAATACAAAGTTAAGGCAAAAGAAATAATGGGAGAGTTCTATAATGAGAGTATTAGCCTCAGGTGATTGGCATATTAAACTAAATACAAAAGGTATACCTAATGAATGGGCTATTAATAGATATAATATGCTATTCGAGCAATTACATGAAGTAGAAGCAGAAGTAGATATACATATTATATTAGGAGATATCTTTGATAAACTGCCTAATATGCAGGAGTTGGAGCTTTATTTTAAATATATTAGTGGTTGTACCATAGATACATATATTATCCCTGGGAATCACGAAGCCCTTAAAAAGAACACAACGTTTTTAAGCCATCTAAAAGATGTATCTAATAATATTAACCCTAAAGTGAAGATTATTGACGAGTTCTTTTCATTAGAGAACATTGATTTTATACCGTACAATAAATTAAAAGAATTTGAAAAAGAACCCGTAGAGCTTACAGGTAACATACTATGTACCCATGTGCGTGGAGAAATACCACCACATGTTAAGCCAGAAGTACCCCTACAAATATTTGAACGCTGGGATAAAGTACTAGCAGGAGATTTACATAGTTATGCAAATTCGCAACTTAATATCCTCTACCCAGGCAGTCCTATTACTACTAGCTTTCATAGAAATACTGTGGATACTGGCGTTATTATCATGGATAGTGCCTCACTAGAACATACTTGGCATAAACTAGAATTACCTCAACTTATTCGTAAAACTATTGATGATGAAAAAGATATGTTAGCAACTGATTATCATCATACTATATACGAGTTAACTGGAGATATTACCGAATTAGGTAGTATAAAAGATTCTGCACTATTAGATAAGAAAATAGTTAAAAAAGATACTGATACTGCTCTAATACTAGAGCCAACAATGTCTATAGAAGATGAAATATCAGAGTATTTAAAATATATTGTTCAGGTACCAGATGATGTGGTTGAACAAGCACTAGGAGTATACCATGATAACATTAAAAAATCTTGAGTGGAGTAATGTATTCTCCTATGGTAAAGATAATAAATTAGTTTTAGACAAAGACCCAATAGTACAATTAGTCGGTAAAAATGGACATGGCAAGTCGTCAATAGGTCTTATCTTAGAAGAACTGTTCTACAATAAAAATTCCAAAGGCATCAAGCGTTCTGATATTATTAATAGGCACTCAAAAGAGTCAAAATATAGTATTAGCGGAGACTTTGAAAAGGATGGCGATACTTATCGAATAGAAACTACTCGTGGTTCATCTCAAAGTATTAAATTTACTAAGAATGATGTAGATATTAGTTCACATACTGCCACAGGTACTCTTAAATTAATTGAAGAAGTATTGGGGCTAGACAGTAATAGCTTTGCTCAACTAATATATCAAAGCAGTGCTAGTTCTTTGGAGTTTTTGACAGCTACAGATACTAACAGAAAGAAGTTTTTAATTAATCTACTTAATCTAGAAGAATACACTAATGCCCACGATGTATTTAAGGGATTAGTTAAAGATACTGGTATGGTAGTAGCAGGTTTAGAAGTAAAAATAGATACTGTAAATAGCTGGATTAAAAGTAATGAAAAGTTTGATGCAGTTAAAAAGGACTTAGTAGAAGTAGATAGTCCTGTAGACTCCTCTGATATTTCTAATTTGAGCGCTAGTTTAAAAACTATAGATGCTACAAATAAACGAATTATTCAAAACAATCAATATATAGCTTTACAGGATAAGATTCCTTTAGAACAGCTTAGCGTTGTCCTACCCGAAGTTGCAGATATTACAGCTGAACGCAACGAATCAGTAGAAGTTAAAAAGTCTATAAAAGATGCTAAGGCCTTTATTGCTAAAATGGGTAAAATTTCGGATAACTGCCCTACTTGCGCTCAACCAGTAGATAATTCAAAATCTAAACAGTTAGTAGCAGAACAAGAAGAATTAATTACTGCAGCAGAAGCTCGTGCCCTTCAACTAGAGGATATTATATCTAAGGTAGAAGCGGATGTAGCCTTAGTAAATAAAATACTTGGTTATAAAACAGAGTATGAAAACTATAATAGTTTGATAGACCCTACTATGACCAAAGTGCTACATGATAAAGATGAAATAGCTTTGGAGATTGAAGCACTACAACAAAAAGTTGACGATTGTGCACGAGCTATAAAAGAGCAAGAAGCATATAATGCCAAAGTAATAGCCCACAATGCTAAAGTAGACGTTATCAGTGAACAAATGGCTGAGCATACTATAACTCTTGTGCAACATCAACTCGAACTAGATAAAGCTAGCAAAGACCTAGCAATACTGCAATTATTACAAAAAACATTTAGTACAAATGGTTTAGTAGCATATAAAATAGAATGTATGGTAAAAGATTTACAAAATCTTACTAATCAGTATTTAGGTGAACTAAGTGATGGTAGATTTCAAATATCTTTTCAAGTATCTAGTTCAGATAAATTAAATGTAGTAATAATTGATAATGGCACAGAAATTGA